CCTCAGGAGTCAAGACGGTAAATGTCGTCGCAGCGAGCATGGTTATAGCAACCACAACCTTCCCCGTGGGCGGCTCATAGGCGCCACCGTCATCTACAAACGCACTTCCGTGCTGTCCAAATGCCATCTGGCTGGCTACTCCTTGATTTGCTAATGTTGCCATGTCTTAGTTATTAGGTTCCAGACCCTCCGAGTGAAACGTTTGTGTTGTCCTCGCCAAAGATGCCGTACTCCATAGGGGTGTTAGCAACGGTGGCATGCACAGCCAGGGTCTGATCTGCCTGAATAGGAACGAATGCGAATTGACCGCCTCCCACTTTTGCGAACAAGGCAGTATCACCTGCCGTCTCGTTACGGACGTGCAGATAGTCTTCTGTGTTGGCAGAAAGGTTTCTGATAAACAGGAAGGCTTGAGTCTCTTTGTCGTTGGCCTTGTAGATCACCAAGTCGTTGGTGTCGGCAACCGTGCCTTTTACTGTGGCACGCACAAGACCTCCCGAGTCCACCAAAAGGTTGGAGTCGATAGAAATAGCCAACGGTGATGTCAGAACATCTGGGCTAGTCAATGAAAGAGATGCTCTAATTGTAGCCATTATTGCTCGTAGATTACCATGTACTCAATGCTCATGGCATTGGCAGAGGTGTCGATGTCGATGTCGTTGGTGCCGTCGTAGGGGAAGAATGCCCAGTCGCCCCCGTACAATCTACCGATAGCACTGTTAGAGCCGCCGATCTCAAGATTTACAAACTCTGAGTTGCTTGTAGAAAGGTTCTTGATGTAGATCTTATGCGCCTTGGCTGGGCCAGAGTAGTCATTAGAAGATACCAGGTTGTAAGCTGTTTGAGCTGAGGCAAAGGTAATTCTGTTTACACCAGTGGTGTGTGTCAATCCAGAGTTGCTAGCGTGACCCGTAAGGGTTGTCAAGCTAGTGAGCTGAAGGGCATCTCCTGTGAGGTCTGCGCTAGACAGTGTGATTTGTGCTGTAGTAGTAGGCATTATTCGAAGATGATAAGGTATTCAACCTCCTGGTTAAGGGAGTTGGCTGGAGTCTGAATCAAGATGTCAGAGTCCGTCCCGTCGACATCTGCTGACCAAGGAATAAACAAAAAATCTCCACCATAAAGTCTGCCGAGTTCTTGGCCAGTGTAGCTGGTTGCGCCATCGCTAGATACGGTCCCAATCAAAACTGTCAGAAACTCTGCGTTGCTGGTAGAAAGATTTTTGATGTAAATTTTAGCAGCCCCATCCTCTGTGAACTTGGCATCAGAAGCGTCAGCAATGATGTAGTTCTTAGCATTAGAGGCATCTCCTGCCAACCTCTTTCTAGCAACACCCTCCACTTGAGACAGTCCAGTAGCAACGCCTGCAGCGTTGAGATTCTTTGTGTTACTCAACGAAAGGGCATCACTAGTCAAGTCGGCACTGACGATAGATAGTGTTGCGGTTGTTGTAGCCATGATTATTTACTTTGCACAAATATAAGTGTTATTTGCTCTTCTTCTTCTTGCCCTTGCCAGCTCTAATTTTAGCAGCTTCTTTTCTGCCAAAATCAGACTTTACACGGGCCATAGCCCAGGCATGCTGAGACACCTTGGGCCTGTTTCCAGAGCTCATGTACGCGGCCAGTCCCCTGCGGTACACTTCTTTCTGCGCGGCAGACAATCCTGCCATACCGCCTTTCTTCTTTTTCTTTTTTAGCTTAGGCATTAGATCTTATCTCTTCGTGCCATCAGCTTCTTGAGTCGAGCGGCTACGGCGGGTGGGAATCCTTTTTTCTTTCTCTTACTCTTGGTGCCACGGTGCTTCTTGTAGATGTTGGAGATCTCGGTCATCAACCGCTTTCTCTCACCCACATTAGAGCTTCCGCTGGTGTACTTGGGGTTGAAGTTCTTACCCCCCTTCTTCATCAGCTTGACCTTGGGCTTCTTGCCTGCCTTTTTCATGGAGATGGCGATGGCTGCTTGTTGTGCTGGTGACTTAGCCATGGTTTACGAGTTTAAACTTGGCAGTCTTCACGGCACCAGGGTGCGGCTTGTATTCTCCCTTCATCAGGAAGTACCTGCCGCGCTCCTCCATCCAGTGATACCCATCGGGTGGGGAGACAGTCATTGTTTTACTGCTTACCTTGAGCTTACCGCCCTTGTTGTATTTAACGAGACCTGGCATTACCACTTGACTCTATTTGCCCAGTAAGCCGCGCTCATCTTACCCTTGGCGATGTTACGTCTATGACGAGCCTTGAAAGACGCACGTTTCTTCTTCATCTTGGACCCCTCCCCTGCCTTTGGCTTGCCCGCAGTCTTAGCGCCCTGCTGACCGAACCTAATCGTCTTGATCCTATTCCCTTCCTTAGCCACAACGATGTGTGACTTCTTAGGATGGCCTGGTGTTCTCTTTGGTTTGTTGAACCCAGATACTCCAGCCCTCTTGAGTCTAGGGTCTCTCTTGCTCATATTGCAAATATATGCAATACGATATTATCTAATATCAACCGAAATCTTCAGAATAAAAAGACACAGCCGCAATAACGTCGTCAACTGTATAAGTTGTACTGCTGCTTGTTGAGTCGATCTCTAGGTAGACAACTACCTTAGATCCAGCTTCAAAATTGTTTGTATTTACAATATTGCCAGAGGGGCCAGTGCCACTAAAGATTGGTTCAAGGCCAACGCCCCTAGGGAAGTTTTTGTTTGCACTTGTTCCAGAGATTGCAGCAAGACTGTAATCATTGAACTGAGTGGTGGTGTCTTTATCATACACTCTAACCTTGAGCGTCACATCGGCCTGGTTACCGCCAGCTTTCCTGTAAGACACAGAGCCTCCACGCAGGTGTGCATTGAACGGCAAAATGATGCCATTCATGTTGTTTCCGTCGTCATCGAGGGTAGGAGGGCTATCGGCGTAATCACCCATATTGATGCCGTTTACAGTTCTAAGAATATGAATCGTATTGGCACTCCCTTCGGTATTGCTTGCGTTTAATCCAGAACCAAACATAAACGTATGCATAAACTTGTTGGTGAGCGCATCAAGGTCTGAACCATAGATGGATGCAGACTTGAGCTTTCTCTGATTCTCTGTGATAGAGTCGCTTATGCCAGCTCTTGGACCTAAAGACAGGTTGCTTGTAACGGTGCCAGCCTCAATGGTAGAGATGCTGAAAGACGCATCCTCCTCTGTGTTGCTTACATCTGAAACAACCGTCTGAAGTTTAGAGGCGACCTTTTCGCTGCCAGCGGTATTTAAAAAGGTACTCTGAATGTCTGATACAATTTCATTATCAGACATCTGATGGTCTCTTTCAAGCACGATACTTGGCGAGGCGCTACTACCTGTCTCTATGGATTTTACAGTAAGGTCGCTCCCTCGCATCTCTAGACTAAGATCTAGATTTGTTCCGTCAATGTTGACGGCTTCATGCATACCAGTACTGCCTTTTCTTACCAAGAACTGAAGCTCACCGTCAGGGCTAGAGTTGGTGACGTCCTCATTCTTACAAATAATTTGAGCATACGTTACTGTAGCGGACGTATTTGATTCGCCAGTAAAGTTTATCTGCCCCATTAAATCATCATCAGCAGGGGCAGAGTTGTTTCTATGCAGCTCAAGGGTGGGGCCAGCACTTGCCCCAGTGCTCTCGGACCGAATTAAGAATGTATTAGTGTCGGCGAATGCAGCGATATTAGCGGCCAGGGTAAAGGTGCCTTCCGATGTGTTAAGATTAACGCCTGTAGTATTTACCGTTGATCCCACAGTTACGACGGTGTGAGTACACTTAAAAACCAGGTTATTAGAGCTGTTTTTTACAGCAAAAGTCGTGCTGGCATTTGGAAAAATAAGCCTCCTATCTGCACCAGCAGTAATGGTAAGATCAGAACTCCCGATGTTGTTGTTAGTCTGATCGTCAGTCGTTAGAATTTTCTTCCAAGTAGACATTACTTAGCCTTTGCCTCTTGCAACTTCTGAAGACGAATAAACTCTCTGTCAAGCTTGTCTATGATCTTTGCAACACCTGGAGCGTCGGACGCCTTGATGGTCACGTTGTCAAAGGCAGACTTGACGAAAGCAACCTCTTCGATTTCAAGCTTCATATCAAATAAATTAGAGGGTTAGTGAATTAACTACCCTGCAATTTACTGACAATAGAGCTAAGAATCAAAACGTCTTTACCTGCAAATTCACAATCTGCGATGTGACGTAGCAAAAAATCAATCTCATTCTTGGTGAAGGACATGTCTTTCTTGTCCTTCTGCTGTTGTCCAAGGAGTCCCATTAGGCTGTTCTAAAGTAGAGAGCACCAGTAGTGGTGCAGAAGAAAGATCCCAACCCGTGACCAAACTTGACGCCGTCACCTGGGGCGTTGCCGTCTGCGCCGAACTCCATGATGGCCACGGCATGGTCGGCAGATGGGGTGTCCTGATCTACATCGTCGCTCGTGTACCCAGAGGTATCTCTAACCTGCCATCCAGAAAGGTTTCCACTCTTGTTCCATGTAAAAGCCGCAAATTTAGATTCGGTTGTTCCAGAGTGAGACTGCAGAATAATACCACCAAGGTCGGCGGCGGTGTTTGCGTTGGTGTTACCAACATCACTTACCGCATAGGGGTCGCTGTCTGGGTCGAGAGAAGCCAGTGTGATCTTTTCGTCAGTCACAGTAAGAGTCGTGCTCTCGATGGTCGTGGTAGTACCCTCGATTGTCAAGTTACCTGTGACAGTAAGCGTTCCATCAACCTGAAGATTATTCTTAAATGTCTTGTTACCAGCAAATTCTTGGCCGTTGTCTGTATTTACAATACCTGCGGCACTGGCAGATGCGGATGGAATGTCTTGCGAATCTGAAGCTGTGACGTGACCGTTTGCATCAACAACAAGGTGAGTGACAACGTTGATTGAAGGTGTGGATGCGGAGCCAATGGTGTTGGCGGTTCCCACGCCATTGTGCATGGTTGCGATATCACCGATGTTGCCCGATTCGCCGAGTAGCGAGTTGAGCTGAGAGAGCGTGGCTTTTTTGTTGCCCGATCCGTTTCCACTAGCGTTGTTGTCAACAATAAATAAGTCATTGACAGTAAGTGCGCCAGCGGTAACATCAGTAGCGTCACTAAAAGAAAGAGAGTTGAACTTAACCTTACCCGCCCCAGTGATACCTGATGCTGCGATGTTGTCGTTTTCGACGGCATTTGCTGCAAGCTTGTCGTGGGTAACGTTGCCGTCTTTAATCAGCGCCGTAATAATGGCGTCGTCGGCGATAGTAACCTCTCCACTGCTAACGTCAAAGTCGCCTGAGTGAAACTTGGCGATACCCTTGTTGCCAGATGTGGCATCTTCACCTTTAACCACCAGCGCACCTGCTGAAGCAGTGACATCGATGCCTTCGCCACCTGTGACGGAAAGACTAACTCCGCCGTTTGCGGTGTTCAGAGCTTGGCCAGAACTATCTCCAGTTACCGTAAGCGAGGTAACACCTGAAGACACAGCAGCTACCGCATCAGTGATGGTGGTACGCTTAATGTTATTTGAGTCCGAGGCGTCTGCAACAAGCAAGAAGTCACCACCCGCTACGTCCGTGGCGTCGTTCGCGCCAGACCCAAGGGCCACACCCGTTCCAGAAACGATATCGACCTTAATAGTCAGATCATCAGTATCAGCTCCAAGAAGACAGTCCGAAGTATTACCAGTAACCGCGATACCAGACCCAGCGAGAACATCACCCTGGTTATTTGTTACGTCACTGCCCGTCAGGGACAGACCTTTAAGCAGTACTTTTTTCCAAGTTGACATTTAAAATAGTTTTGTCGTTTGATGCAAATATAAAAACTTTGTATTAGTCGTCAACCCCAAAGTATAGGTTGTCATTTTTGTCAGCGTACATACCCCCAGGAAATGGACTAGGCGTGGCGTCCAGCTCAAACCTCTTGAACTTTACAGTACCGTCTAGGTTGATACTGCCCGTAGGGGTAAACGTAATATCCTGATTCGTCGATGACGTAAACAGAGAAAACGTCTGTACATCCAGGTTGGCCCCGAGCTGTGGTGCGGGATCGTTGAATAGGGAACCCGACCCTGGGGCGCCGTCAGCCCCCGCTGGGCCAGGCTCACCTGGGTCTCCCTTGTCACCCTTTGCCCCCTTCGCAAGTATGGTTACCTCGTTAGGCGCCTGCGGCGCTACATCGACAACCTTGGTGATCTGCTGCGTAACAGAAACCTTGTTCTTGGCTGGCTGCGATACAGTAAGTGGTGTCGAGACTGTAGCTGTAGACACAACGGTCTCTGCCTTCTTTGCTGGGCTTACATGCACAGACGTAGTCTCCGTCTCTACTGTCGTAAGAACATTCTTATTCAGTGTAACAGAGATGGACGGTCCTGCAGATACTACAACGTCAGTCGGCATTACCTTGTTTCGTAATTAGAGATGTCGTCATTGACAATGAAGCGACCCTCGAAGATTGTAGTAACAACCTCGTTGTTGTCCTGCTGCTGGATATCGTAGACGTATGAACCAGGCTCAATCAGGGCCATGGTGCTGGCAAGTGCCTTGATGGTCACGTTGCCGCTTGCGTTTGACGTGATATCGAAGTTGGTGGCTACCTCGCCTTCGTTTGCGGTGGCTAGCCTACCAGCCTGGTTGGTGCCGAGGATCAGCGGGCGCACACCCGTATCTGGATCTGGAGTACCCTTCACCTGCATCAGAAACCTATACCCGCTCACATCCAATGCCACCCCGTCTGAGTTCTTCATAAGGAGACCAAGGTTGAATGTATCACCCCTCTTGCAGGTGATATTCAGCTTTTCAGATACGTCTAGATTTACTTTGGTCGACATTATTGGGGTAGTTCATTGATGTTTACATCATCCACTTCTTCATTTGATTGAACTTGTTCCTGAGTCAGGCGATTGTCTTTCCTGTCCTCTTTCATGACCTCAAGCTTTTCCTTGAAGTTCTGATCGTCCTCACGGAAACCGAGGGTTGCCTGTGCCTTGATCATTTCAATTTCTTTTCTCATCTGATGTTCCAGCTGCATGAGCTGCATATCCATCTGGCCCTTGAGCTGGATCTCTTGCTGCTTGAGCTGAGACTCCATCTGCAGCTCCTGCTGCTTGGCCTGGCTTGCGGCCATAGCTGCCTGCTGAGCCTGCTGAGCCTGCATCTGCGAGTTCTGCGCAGCCATTTGCTGCTGCTCCTGCATACGCTTTTTGCGTCGGATGATAAGCAGGCGCTCGGCCTGGTTTACGTCCTTGAGGGACCGCACAGCCATGGCGTCCTCTAGGTCGATCTGACCCTGCTGGATAGCCATCTGGATGTTCTGCTCCAGGAACTCTCTATCCTTGTCCTCCATCTCCTTCACAACCTTGACGCCAAAGTTGTACATAGACAGGTTGCGGAATGAGTTGAGCACCCCCATGTTGGTCTCACCGATCGCGTTCTCGTAGATCCTGTACAGCACAGATTCTGCTGGCACAATCTGCAGGCACTTCACCACGTCGCTACACACCCTCTTGTACAGAAGCATAGAGGAGTGGGTAATGTCGTACAGGGCGTTGTTGCCCTGGGCGATGGCGTTCTGCTGCACCCCGACCAGCATCTCCCCCTTCGGGGTGGTGCCGTCCATAGACTCGTTGATACCTGATGTATCTCTGATGAGCTGGAGGTAGTGGTTGTACAGAGCGACGAGCTCCTGAATGTTTCGGATCTGGTTTCCGATCTCACGCACTGGTGGGTTCTGGAAGCCACCCTCTGGGTTCTTGCTCCTGTAGTAGAAGACACCAGTCTGCTCATAGATGTCGTGGATCTCCAGTGGCTCAAGCTCACCGCCTTTACCGAGCTGGACATTCTCCAGTCCCTCGATGTCGATGATCAATCCGTCAGGCTTGGCCTTGGCAATCGCCTGCTGGATCTTCAGGTGAGTCAGCTGCAGCATATCGGCAAAGCCCGTGCAGCTCTCCACCAGCGACTTGGGCATCATGCGGCGGATGTTGGTGGCGACCACGGAGTACGAAAGCGTAGCCCTGGACAAGTCGTGCAGGTTCTTCGGGACGTTCGTGCTCTTCCCGTATCCGAACACAGATTCCGTGCCTATCACAAAGCTTCCAGAGTACACACACCCCACATCCATCTTGTGTGGCTTTCTATCAAAGACCCCGTTGTTCTTTGCCTTATGCTTCATGCCCTTGAAGTAGAAGCCAATGTTTCCGAACCTGCTCTCCTTTTCCTCGAAGTGCATCGTGTCGATAGAGATAAACTCAAAGTCCAAGACCTCCACCATGTACTCATCGTAACCGTAGATGGTTCGCATGAACCTGTCGTCGTAGTGCGAAGAGTTGAATCTGGTCGAGTCGTTGTTGTACTTGTCCTTGACTTTGTTTGCGATCTCCTTGTACTCCTCCTCTGTGAGCTGATCACCAGCCAGCCGCTTCAGCTCCTGGATAGGGATACGCTTGATGTGGCCAGCATATACGATGTCGCCGAAGTTGGGGTCCTCCGTGTAGCTGTGTACGAAGTGGACTGGGTCCACATACTCCAGCTCAATGCCCTTGTTGGGGTCGTTGCTTCTTTTGACCACAGCCATGCCAAGGGCAACCAAATCCTTGACTGCCCTTCTGAATGTAGTGTCGTTGAAGTTTGCCCATGACAGCGTCATGTTGGTGGCCACCTGCGCAGCGACCTCTGCGTCGGTCTTGATGTTCGTGTCCATGAACATCTCGGCCTCCTCCATTGTTTCTGGAATCTCGTCTGGGTCCATGTCAAGCACAACACCCGACTGCTCCTTCAGGGCCTGCAGCTCCTTGCGTGCCTGCACCTGCATCTTGATTCTGTCTTTCTTCTTGTTCTTCTCTGAAGAAGAGATGGGATCGATGGACTCAAGGTTTGGATAGGGATCTCTAGACAAGATCTTATTCATCACAATCTTGACGAACTTAGGCAGTATAGGTACTGGCGTATAGTCAAGGTTGAGCAGGCTGCCGTCCCCCTTCTCTGGTCCGAGAGAGTTCAGGAGCTGCTTGTAGATGGTGGTGTCCTGGGTTCCGTTCGCGTAGTCTCTACTTCTAGTGAAGATCTTGTTTCTTCTACCGTATAGTGAGTGTGTATCTGAAGACTGGCCCCACTGCTCATAGATCGCCTTTGCGTACTGCAGCCCATAGGATTTATCCTGCTTCGCAGAATAGTCTGCCAACGGATCTGGAAAGCCTGACTTCCTCGATTTATTGCTACTATACATTGGCACAAATATAACAAATGAAGAGTTTACCTATATCGCCTAAAGAACTTCCGCTCAGTAAAGTCCGTTCTCTCCTTGGGCTTAGACTTCTGGGCAGCGAGCAGAGCCAACCCAGAACTAATTGTCAAGTCAAACTTTGTCCTGTCGTTAATCTTAAATCCAATCCAATCTTCTAGGGTTCTATTGAAATACATTTTCCCCATGTCACCCGTGTTTCCATTCACGCCCACGTGGTCGTAGATGTACTGCTCGATAGATTGGGCATGGGCCTGGATGACATCCTGAGAGTTCGAGGGGATACCCTTGGTCTTGACGTTGATCTTGGCGTTGGCAGACTTGAGGTGCTGCGGCCTGTCCATGAGATATCCGTCGTAACCTCTTGATTCAAAGTACCTTACAATGCCATACTTGTTGTTCTCAACCAGGAGTGGGTACCCGTAGAAAAAAGCAGCCATCAGCACGTCCTCATAGAATATCTTGGCCAGGTCTGGGCGCGATGCGTACTCCACAACGAACATGTTTGATGGGTTCTCGATGTGGAACTTGTTGTACAGATGCAGTGCGCCCTTAGACCCCCTCCCATCTACTGTGGCATCCAGGTCATAGGAGTCAACCCCGCCACAGCCCCTGTCCGCATGAGGTGCCATGCGTTTCCCCTGATCCATTCTGATGACATTTCTATGACTTTGCGGCGGCATCCACGACACGCGGAATCTGCCGTTGACGTCTGGGGAGAACACGACCTCTTTGTCTTTTTCCTTCCATACGAAGTTGCCCTTCACCACGGGGTTGGGAAACAGCTCGTCGTTGTACTCTACCTGTTGGTAGATCTTACCGATGTTGAACAGGCTCCCATCAATGCTGTCCCTAAATGCCTCATCCTCAGTAAACGGGAACTGCCTAGTGACCTCGTTGAGCTCCGAGGGATCATCCTTGAGGCTATCCCTTTCGTTCTTCAGGTATTGCTTTGATCCCTGATTGATGATATCACCATCAATACCAGGCACATCATCACTAGGATCTTCAATGACTGGACATCCGTAGACGTCAAAAAAACCTTCGAGAGAGTTCTGAGCTGGAATAAACAGCCTATAAAGTCCACTCCTAGTCCTGCCGTTAGCATTTCTTTCTCTCGGATTTGAATCTTTCCAAAGATCCTTGTACTCTTTACCGCCTTTATCCATGGGATTGACGGTGCTTCCTACCAGGGCCTTGCCTACAATTTTACGTCCAACAATTAGGCAGGTCCGTTGAATCCTCCAGGCATCTCTGATGTCCGTAGGCTTCTCCCACTTTCCCGCCTCGTCAAGATACAGTATATGGAGCTTCTCTCCATCGTAGGCGTTGTTCGTGGTGTTCTTCCAGTTGATTACCGAATTAAGAGCTTCGCCCGTCTGCGAAGTCTTATTCTTCTTCGTGATTCTCTTAGACGGCTCGCGAAAAGCCAGCTCCATGCGCGGATTGGTCGTTCCATCTTGAATGGGTTTAAAGAAGAAGGGGTAGTTGCGAAACATGTACACAACCTTCTTCATGAATATATTTTCCTGCGCGTCCTTACCCGTCTTAGATTGTATACCAAGGAGCTTGTCCTTCACCTGCGTAGCCTCGTCCACCAGGACAGAGGAGCATATATTGGTGTATCCAGATCGGCGGCACTTGGTGTACAGCTGCCCGATACATCGGGGGTCAGCCTCACATGCAGCCATGTGCAAAAAGATGTCGCGCTGAAATGCAAGATAGTAAGGAAACCCTATATCGAGTTTCGTCCACTGCAGCATCATGTAGTGCCGACCCGTGATATACGTAGGTGTACCGTTGTTATAGAACCAAAAGCCTTGACGCCGACGTCGAAACTCCTCCTCGATATACGGACGAAACTTTTCTCGAAACTCTCTGGGCATCTCGGCCCACTCATCCATAGTCTTAATCCTAGACAGTTCCTCAGGCATAGGTTGCCTCTTCCACACGTGCATGTGGTTTGGCTCTCCATATCCTTGAATTTCTTCTTTGGGCGGCTGAGCGGGAAGTGCAATGTGTAGATCACCAACTGAAACAATTTCACCTTGCGTACCGTTGGGACAAATCGAGATAACATCTTCGTCGTAGTTATCGACCTTGACCAGCATAGCGCTTCACATAGTTCTTAGACGTCTTGGTCTTGGACGTCTTTGTCTTGGCATGAATCCCCTTGCGGCGGACCTGCTTCTTCTGATAGGTTGATACTTGTACTTTAGCCATTGTATTTAATTTGTACGCCCGACAGGATTCGAACCTGTGACCGTCTGCTTAGAAGGCAGATGCT